GCGTTAGCCATTGATCGCCTCGCACACGAGGTCGGTGAACTCCAGGCGCTGCGTGTCTGGCAGCACCGCCTTGATCTGGTAGATCACGCCACCGTGCGACACGCGCATGGCTGGGGTGATGTCGGTACGCCTGCGGATGCGCACGCGCACCTGATTGATCGAGATGTCCTTCTCGGCGCGCATCGCCTCGGCGCCGCTCGGATGCCTGACGCTGGCCCACACCGTGGCATGGGTCGTCCAGGTCGTCGTGGGCTGGCCGGCGGCGTCCTGACCACTGCGGGTCTGGATCACCACGCGGGTGTTCAGCGTGCCGGCGTTCAGGCCCACGTCAGACCACCGTCAGGCGCAGGCCATCAAGCAGGCCGTCGATGAACCGGTTGGGCTGGGCAGTGACCTGCGGCCCTTGCATGAACGCCTCCGGGTTGCGGATGCGCGCACCGACGAAGGCGATGATCCAGTCCTTCACCTCCTCGGGCACGTCGTCCACGTCGCCGAAGCCGCACACCATCGTGACGGTTACCGCGTTGGGGCGCCGGTAGGTGCTCGGCCAGGTCGTGCCATCGGCGCGGATCAGCCGCCCGGGCTGGCGCGCGGTGTCGACCACGTAGTTGGTGCCGGCCAGCGTCTGCGATGCGTTGGCGTCGTCGAAGTAGCTCACGCTCGTGACGCTGGTGCAGCCGAACGGCAGCTCGATCACGCCGTGGCCGGGGAAGCAATCCAAGCGCAGCGCCCAGGTTTGGGTCAGGATCGCGCGGTGCATCTCGAGCTGCGCCTGCCGCACACCAGCGCGCACCAGCCGATCGACCTCGGTGTCCAGGTCGGACCCGTCGATGCGCAGCGCCAGCTTGGCGGCGGTCGTCGTGACCACCGCGTCGGTCGCGGGCGGCGTGACCAGTTCGAGAGCGTGGATCTGCATGGTCACGCCTTCTTCGCGCCGCGCTTCTTCGGTTCTTCCGACGGAGCCTCATCGGCGGCGGGAGCGGCGGGCTTTGCCGGCGCATCGACCGCGCAGCCGCGGCGCTTCCAGCGCTCGCACGACTCCTCGGGCAGGTCGTAGACCTCGCCAGCCTTGAACACCTGGGGGTGTTCCTCGACCGTGGCGCGGTCCTTCGTGAACAGGATCAGGGGCATGGGGTGCTCCTAGAGTGCCCCGGAGCCGAAGCCCCGGGGCGTTGCGTCATCAGGCGACGACTTCATCCACCGTGGCAGCGTCCACACCCGTGGCCGGGCCGCGGACCGGGATGAAGCCCAGCACGATGCCGCCGGCATCCGAGGTGGCGGTAGCCACGGTCATCGACAGGCGGAAGTGCGTGAAGCCGTTGTCGACGTCCAGTTCTTCCGGGCGCAGGTTGATGAGCACCTGCTTGTTGCTGTCGGTGCCGGCCTGGGTCAGCTGGGTGATCGCCTTGCCGGTGATCGCCTTCGCGCCCGTGCCGCCGGAGTCGCTGGCCTGCTGCAGCAGGGCGTCCAGGGTCGCCGAGGCGCCCAGGTCGCCCGCCTGCACGATGGCCACGAAGGACTGGAAATCCTTCGCCGCGATCCAGCCGGTGGTGACGGTGCCGGCCGCGTAGGCGTCCGGGTCGATGTTGCCGACGACGCCGATCATCTCGCTCGGCTTGGCATTGAGCATCATGGTGATGTCCTTTCAGTCTGGAGGTGGTGTTTAGGCGCGCTCGGCCAGGAACACGAACGGCGAGCGGGTCGCGCTGCTGTTCGGAGGCGTCACGGCAGCGGTCAGCACCGGCTTCGCATCGACGCGGAACGTGAAGCGCCAGGCGTTCATGTTCTGGTCGAAGAAGATGTGCATCGACTGCGCGGTCTCGATGCCGCCGGCCTTGGTGATCGCGCGCTGGTACTGCCAGTTCACGAAGCCGACGTCGCCCACGTCGCCCACGGTGTCGCAGACGTCGGTGGAGATGATCGGCCGGCCCAGCAGGAAGCCCATCGGCGCCTGGCCCATGCCCTGGTTGGGCGCGGTCCAGATCGGCTGGTTGCCCAGCGTCATCACCACCAGCTGCGGCAGCACGTCCGGGTTGATCAGCCAGTACGCGCCGCGCGGGTTCAGTTGGCGCGCGAACATCTTGGCGATGTTGGTGGCGTTCACCGTGTCGGCGGTCTGGCCGCTCTCCTTCGCCACGTCCACGCGGGCCGCCGACGAGAAGATGCCTTCCGGCTGACCCACACCGTTGCCGCTGAACAGCGCCAGGTTGGTCTTCCAGCGGATCGACGTCGCTGCCTTGGCCGCCACGTAGGCGCCCACCGCGATGCCATCGGCCTGCAGCTCGTCCGTCACCGGGATCAGAGCCGTCAGGCGCTTCAGGCGCAGGGTGTTGACTTCGCCCTTCGGCTTGGTCTGGGTCGCGGCAGCGGCCTCGTTCTCCCAGTAGGCGCGGATGCCGTCCGAGCCCCACGGGGTCGTCTCGTCCTTCGGATAGGACATCGTGTTGCCGCTGATGGGCTGGTTGTCGCACATCGGCAGGAACGCGTCCTCCTCAAGGGAGTGCTGCCACACCTCGCGGGAGTACTCGGGCGGGACCAGGAAGCCGCCGTCGGCCAGGCTGCCCTCGTTGCCGTAGGTCGTGGCCGCGGCGCCGAAGCGCAGGCGCTCGTCGTCCTGGCCGCGGATCTGCTGCGCCTGGACCGCGCGCACGAACTCGGCCATGGAGGCGAAGCCGTGGGTCGGGTCGTCGGCGCGCAGGTCGCGGCCCGACTCGATGCGGGCGCCGGCCGGCAGCACGATGGCCGAGGTGCGCTCGGCTTCCATGGCTGCCTTGACGCGGGTGATGTCGCCATCCAGCGCGGCGATCTCGGCCTGGGCGGCGTCGAAGGCGGTGGTCTGTTCGGCGGTCAGGGGCTCGGTGCCGGCTTCGGTGTGGATCTTGGCCATGGCAGCCGCAGCAGCGGCGCGGCGCTGCATCAGGGCCTGGAGTCGCTTGTTCATTTCGAAGTCCTTTCGGATCGGGTTTCAGTTGGGGTTCGACAGACGCGGCCGTGGGGCCGCCTGCGCGCCGTCGAAGGACGGCCGCAGGACCTGGGCTCTGTCAGGCCCGCTGGATCAGGTGTTGACCATGACCAGGGCGCGGGCGCGGGCATCCGCGCTCATCCCCGGCTTCTGGTTGCGCTTGCGCGCGTAGCGCATGACGGTGGCTTCGAGCGTGTCGATCCGGTCGGCCATTCCGTTGGCCACGGCGTCCTTGGCCAGCAGCATCCGGCCCTCGCCGAACGCCTCGCCGCGCACGGTGTCGATCGGCAGGTTGCGGCCCTTGGCCACCGCCTTGGTGAAGCTGCCGTACAGCTGGTCGACCACCGCCTGCAGATGGTTGCGGTACTCGTCGCTCATCGGGCCGGTGTCGGCGCCTTCGACCTTGTACTTCCCGGCGTACACGTGCGTGATCGACACGCCCTTGGACTCGTAGAGCTTGCTGGCGTCCATGTGGGCGGTGCGCACGCCGATGCTGCCGGCCATGCTGTCGGGGGCCATGACCAGTTCGCTGCACTGCGAGGCGAGCCAGTAGGCGGCGCTCGCGGCCTGGCTGTTGACCATGCCGACCACCGGCTTGACCTTGGCCGCCTCGGCGATGCGTTCGCCAGCCTCCGGGATGCCCATGGCGTCGCCGCCCGGGCTGTCGAAGTCGATCACGATGGCGCCGATGTTCGGGTCGCTGGCCGCGGCGCTCACCCGGGCGCCCAGGCGCTCCGAGCTGGTCAGCGGCGAGCTGCTGTTCTCGACCGCGTACTGGCGGGCGGTCAGGATGCCGTAGCACGGGATGACCGCCACAGCGCCACCGCCGGAAGCCTCCGCAGAGGCGGCGCGTGCGGCGTTGATGGCCGGCGCGTCGCCGATCGCGGCCTTGATCTCGGTCGCGGACAGGCGCACGCCATCGGCCCAGCGCTCGGCCACTTGCAGCACCAGGGCCATGGTGACCGGGTGCAGCGCCCAGGGGGTGCGATAGATCGCGTCGAGAAGGTGGATCATGTTGGTCCTTCAGCTCATCAGAAGCTGGTGTTCATCCATCAGTTGCGCCATCGTCGGTCGGTAGCTCACGGCCACCGCGCCGAACTGCGCCGAGGTCTGGGCGGCAGAGCCGGCCCGCAGTCGCACGGAAACGGTCGGCCGCCCGAACGCCTCCGCGCTCCTGATCCGTCCGGCGCCACCGATCGAGTGCGCCGGCTTCTTCTTCGGGAAGATCAGCGGCAGCGGGCCACTGGGCAGCGGTACGCCCAGCGACTCGCCGGCCACGGTCGGCTGTCCGAAAGCCTCCGCGCTCTCGATGCCGGCCGCTTCGATCAGGTGATCGCCGACGCCCGCCACCACCGGCAGGCCGAAGTCCTCCGCGGACACGATGCCCGCGACGACGATCCCCAGCCGCAGGTCGGCCAGGCCGAACGCCTCGTCTGAGGCAACCCCTGCCGCGGCGATCACCGCGCCGGTCGTGACTGCCGGCTCGCCGAACGCTTCGCCCGAGGCAATGCCTGCGCTGTCGATCAGCCCT